GCTATGGTGTAATATGGTCAATTTCTTCTGGGTCTGCTGTTTGGAAAGGAGACCAGAGAAAGGGAGACGCAGCACCTTGCCAGACAGGTTGGTTTATCGCACAGGACCTCGGCTCTGACACTGCCAATTACAAGCCCTACAACATGCAGAAGTTATTCAAATTTCATGGCTTGGACGATGGCGAGTGGATTCAAAACAACCTCAAGATATCTATTGCAGATATCAAGGCTTCGACAAATTCAGATGTCAACCCTTACGGAACATTCACTGTACAGGTGAGAAGAATCCACGATACTGACAATTCGCCTCAGATTGTTGAGCAGTACACAAATTGTAACTTGAATCCCGCTTCCCCCAATTACATTGCCACGAAAATTGGTGACAGTTATGTAACTTGGGACGAGGACGATGCAAGAATTGTCAATAGAGGCAATTATGAGAATAACTCAAAGTACTTCAGAATTGAGATGAACACAGAGGTCGACCGCGGCAGCACCAATCCACTGAACCTGCCCTTCGGCGTACACGGTCCTCTAAGATTCTCCGCATTCGTGTGTGTTAGTGGGTCTCAAGCGAATGGTGTGAACTCCGTCTCTGGAGCGATGCCGAGAATTGATGATTACGATATTACAGCCGGCGCTGGAACTGGAGACTATGGAAAGTACAACGCCCTAGGTCAGACGGTGGGCTCTCACCTCTTCGTACGCGGAGCCAACAACATTGCAGCTACTGCCAGCATCCGCCAGGCCAGCGCTGCCGCCCATGGTGGAGATCCCCTCGGGACACACGGCGCCTTCGGCGGCAGTGCGGAATTCAAAGTTTTCGGAAGCCACATCGAAGGCGCGTTCGGCGCGAATGCGGCTAGCGTGTGCTTCACCGGCTCTTACTCATTCCCAAAGGTTGCGTTAAGGGTGTCGGCATCTCACGGTAACATGACTTCTAAGAAGGATGCTTATTTCGGAGTTGATCTTACACAGGTTGGAAACAGCAACCTGCGATTTGAAGACAGCAATCTGGATATTCTAAGGGCCATGCCAAAGAGTGTTGATAATTTCACTGCAACAACTGGATCTGGCTTAACACATGTAGACGGGGCCAAAACAGAATATTCTTGGATCTTCTCACTGGACGATGTTGGCTCCGGTTCCGTCGCCGATGAGGCCTCTCGCGCCGCATCTGACGCTGACTACGCCGCCGGCAAGAGAGTGGCAGGTATGTCCTACACGGCTATTGCAGGGACTTACAATGACGTCCTCGACCAGGGATTTGACAGTTTCACAACTGTTTTCCACGGCGGCCAGGACGGCATGAATATCTTGGAAAAAGAACCTTTCGCCGATAGAAATACTGCCGACGGAACAGCAACAACCTCGTATGAGTGGTATTCCATTAAGAGAGCAATTGATACAATCGCCGACCCCGAAGTTGTCGAATGTAACTTGGTAGCAATGCCGGGTATTAGAGAGACAACTCTAACGGACCACTTGCTGAACACATGTGATGCCCGCGGCGATGCTCTGGCGATTGTTGATATCGAAGGTGGGTACGACCCCGCTTATGAGAACAACAAGTCAGAGGCTGATAGAATGTCTGATACTGCTGTAAACGATGTGGTGACAAACATCAAGTCCCGGCGACTTAACACGAGCTACGGGGCATGCTACTGGCCATGGGTCCAGGTAAGAGACAGCGCTGATGGAACTTCTTTCTGGGCACCGCCCTCGATTGCAGCCCTAGGCGCCCTGTCGTACAGCGAGGCAAATTCAGAACTTTGGTTTGCCCCTGCCGGATTCAACAGAGGGGGGCTTTCTTCTGGAGCCGCTGGTCTGACAATCACCGGCCTTCGCCAGAGATTGACTTCTGCAGAACGTGACAAACTTTATGAGCAGAACATCAACCCGATTGCGCAGTTCCCGGCCGAGGGTATTGTAATCTTCGGACAAAAGACGCTTCAGGCTGATGCCACTGCTCTTGACAGAATCAATGTCAGAAGACTTCTCATTTATGTTAAGAAGGAAATCTCTAGAATGGCTTCGACAGTACTGTTCGACCAGAACGTTGCTGCCACTTGGGATAGGTTTAAGAGACAGGCCGAGCCGTTCTTGAAGAGCGTCCAGGCTAGACTTGGATTGGTAGACTTCAAGGTAATCTTGGATGAGACCACAACCACTTCAGACTTGGTTGATAGAAATATCATGTACGCAAAGATCCTTCTTAAGCCGACGAGAGCAATTGAGTTCATTGCACTTGACTTTGTAATTACAAGATCAGGCGCATCTTTTGAGGATTAAAAAAAGTAACTTACTAATTATGGTAGATAGGAGAAATAAATAATGGCAACTCTTTCAGATGCTACATTTTGGACCGGCGCCGGAGGCCCCGGTGGCAGAACAACAGAACCAAAAAGACAATCTAGGTTTATCCTCTCAATGGATAGCGTTCCTGTATGGGTAGTGAAGAGAGTTACGAAGCCCAGCCTTTCTATTACAGAGGCCGGTCACCAGTTCTTGAACCACACGTTCTATTACCCCGGCAAGCTGGATTGGGCTCCTATCGATGTTACTTTGGTTGATCCTATTGATCCTGACATGGCTCAGACGTTCTTGAATATCATCAAGCGCGCTGGCTACAATCCCCCCACGACCCGCGAAGCTGCTGAGTCGCACATCATCACCAAGAACGGTTTCCGACCTTCAATTGGTGGCCAGATCTCCATCAAGCAGATTACTGATGGTTATGGTCCCGGCCACAAGGGAGTTTTGGAAGAGTGGGTTATCTACAATCCGTTTATCACTTCAGTACAGTATGGCGATCTTTCTTACGACTCCGACGAGTTGGTACAGATTTCTGTCACCATGCGCTATGATTATGCAGATCTTGTCTTCACCAGAGGTGACGGCACCGTTGATGCACTATAAACGCCCTATTATTCATAAAAAAAATATCACTTTCTATTTAAATTAAACACCAATATGGTTTATCATATGTATATACGAGGTAAAGATGACCCAAAGAAACAATGAAGATAGAATCGGCGCAGTTGACCAGCAGGTTGACAACCCCGTCGAAGCTATTGCAACCCAAGCCCCCGAAGGCGCAGCCTTCTCTTTCGCAACACCAACAGAATTTGTTGGATTGCCATCCGGGGGTAGATACTATCCCACTGACCACCCTCTACACAATGTGACCACAGTGGAAATCAAGCACATGACGGCCAAGGATGAGGATATTCTAACTTCTAGAACACTTCTCAAGCAGGGTATCGCAATCGATAGGTTGTTAAAGAATGTGATAGTTGATAAGTCCATCAATATTGATGATATGCTTGTTGGCGACAAGAACTCTATTTTAGTTACAACTAGGGCAACCGGCTATGGTACTCAGTACAATACAACGGTGTTGTGCCCTGTTTGTGGTACATCTAACGACCATGCATTTGATTTGGGAACAGGTCTTGTCAATTCAGGCGGATCCGAATCTGCTGAGCCGGGCACAGTTGTGGAAGAAGACAACGGCACCTTCTCTATTGATCTCCCCCAGTCAAAAGTTACGACCACTGTGCGTTTAATGACTGGTCGCGACGAGAAGAACATTGCTAAACTAGCAGAACAGAAGAAGAAACACAATCTAGGTGATTCAAGTTTAACAGATCAACTTAGAATGATCATTGTGGCAGTTAACGGCACTAACGACCGCTCTGCCATACATAATTTTGTAGAAAATATGCCGGCGATTGATTCTCGCTACTTAAGAAGCATCTACGCCAAGATAACGCCCAACGTTGATCTTTCCCAGGAGTTTGCGTGCAATACGTGTGATTATAGTGGTGACATGGAGGTTCCGTTCACAGCGGACTTTTTTTGGCCTCAACGATGATTATATAAAAGACGTCTATGAACAGTTTTTCCTCATGAAGTATTATGGCGGCTGGAGCTTTACTGAAGCATACAATTTGCCAATAAGTATTAGGCGATGGTTTCTGGACCGCTTAAGCAAACAACTGAATACTGAAAGAGAAAACATGGAAAACTCCTATAGAAAGGCTTCAAACCAGGCGAAATCCAATAAAAGCCAAACGTTCACTTCTTAAG